ATAAACAGCTTCTTCACTATCATTCCAAACAATATCAGTTTTGCCTTGCCATGCTTTCAACTGTTCTTTTGCAACAAATATTGGAACAGGTGTCCAATATCCTAAATATATTTTCATATTATTATGATTTGCTTTACGATATATCTCGTGTGATATTCTTGAATCTAATGCCACTAATATATCAGGTGTGAAATCACGATAGATAGCATTACAACCTATTACAGTTGCATGGTCTTTCATTTTGTTGAGGTCTAAGCCTTGTCTTGATTGCCCATTACCTAGGCAGACGGCTGTATCGATCCATGTTAAAGTTTTCATCAAAAGTCATCCTATATTTTTTTGTACTACGAAGAAGATATCTGTACAATTTCATAATACATATAATTAAAACTTGCTTGTACTTGTAAATAATCAACGTCACTTGCCTTGATGTCATAAGATAATGACCCTAAAGATATAGGGAAAACATTTTGAAATCTTATCTCAGTCTTGGCAATGTTCTTATTATTTAGAACAGTTAATGTAGCGTCTGAATATATACCACCTTCTGAAAGAGGTTGTGGTACACTTGTTCCTGTGGCAGCTGTACTTGCTGTTGTGCCAGGAAATCTATCAGCACCTGTTCCTAGTAAATTTTTAAATTGTGTATGATCTTGTGGAAATCCTAGACCTGTAATCCAGTCGTGTATCTCTTTGTAGTTATTTAGATTTTCATCAACTAAAAACGATACATCTAAAGTCTGATATGTCACCTTGTCGCCAACACCTGCAATATCTTTTAGAGGTGTTTCAAAACTTGTAGACCCTAAAGCAATACCAGGTATGTTTGCTGTCTGTACAAAAAATTCAACATTAGGTAGTTTAGTCATCTTGAACCTAAACTGAATCGGACTTGCATAGTCAAACTTACTAGGTGTTCTATCAATTATATTTGTATCTGTCATAATATCTTACCTTTGTTCTTACCATGCTTAACCATGTACTTTTGTGTTCCATTTGCACCAGTTTCTACTGATTTACGAAACATCTTAAACATACTCATTTCTCTAGCATCTTTAAATCTTTTTTGAACATAATTTAAAACTTTTTGTTTGTTAAATTTATCTCTATCCATTACACCCTCTTTATTAAATTAAAATTAGGTGCGTTCCTTCAGCTTATGCTTACTGCCGTCTTGTATAGCTTTACAAGATGAACGTATATTACTATTTATATGTTTTTATTGATGCCATCCTCGATCTTCTATTTTTTCACTATTGCAATTCGGACACTGCCATTCGCCGTCTTCATCTGGTAACACTAAATCTGGCGGTGTACCTTTCCATGTGCAATCATAACAATACCAATTCCATTCTTTCATATAACTATTTATGTAAGCATTAGGTCAAAAAAAAAGGGCAGTTTTTACACCGCCCTTTTTTGTAATCGTTTGATAACGATATTACATAATGTTTTTAACTAAAACACGTCTGTAATAAACGTTTTGGTCATCAGCACCAACTGCACCAGCGTTATCTAAAACACCAGTACCTCTAGCCGTTGCAAAAGGATTTTGTACCATACCATATCTAGTTTTGAAACCGATTTTTGGTTGGAACGTATCTTGACCAACTGCTCTTACCATTTGTAATGGTACGTAAGGACAATAGAATAGTCCAGAGTCGTATGGTGAAGTTCCTTTGTAACCTACACAATAGAATTGACTTGCAGATATATTCGCTGCATATGGATCAACATATACTTTAAATTTACCGTTAAGTACACCAGCGAAAGTATTTCCAGTGTCATCTACGTTTAAGTTAGTGTTAAGAGCAGGAGCGTAATCTAATACACCACTCATTTGAAGTGCAGAAGCAACATCAGCTGAACAGATAATTAAGTTACCTTTTCCTCTTCTTGTTAATTGACCAATCGCATTGGCATCTCTCTCTAGTTGGAATAATAGTCCTTTGAATTTCTCAACTGACCATCTACCATTAGAGTCTGTATCTAAGTCAAATATACCAGCAGTAGTAACATTAACTTGAGCACCAGGTTTTGCGTGACCATAGATCGTTCTAACAACTTCTCTATTGATTTCTGCAAGGATTTCAGTAGATAGAATGTTAGCAAGTTCCGTTTCAGCATCTAAACCATGGATTGCTTTTAAGTCTTGAGCAAGTTCCATAGTGTATTCAGCCTTTAGAGCTCTTGATTTAGCAGTCACAGTAACTTTATCGATTGAGAACGCCATTTCTGAGAACTCATCTGTTCCGTCACCAAGTGTTTCTGCTTGTGTAGTACTCATACCAGAACCAGTAGTGTAAGCAGTCGCTGATGGACTATCGTTTAGTAATCCAGGGTTAGTTCCTGATTGAGCATCAGGTGAACCTGAACCAGCCGCAGCATCTGTTGCTGAGAAAGCAGAGTCAACTTCATTGAATAGTGTTTCAGCACCAGCTTGTGAAGTGATTCTTGATTTCATAGCGAAGATAAGACCAGTTGGACCAGTCATCGGTTGTACACCACAGATATCGTAAGCAATAAGATTAGGCATTGCTCTTCTAACTAGTGATATTAAAACCGGATCCCATTTACCAACACCACCTGTATCAGGCATAGTACCAGCAAAGTTAGCAGGCGAAGCTTCAGTCATAAAGCTTGCGTCTTCTCTAACTGCTTTTTCTTGGTTTTCCAAGATAACAGTTGTTACAGCTCTTTTATAAGCATCACCGATTTTTGGTAAATCAGGATGTTCTAATACTGGCTGCCATTTTTCTTGTAAGTTTTCAGTAAGATACATTTTTATCTCTCCTATTATTTTTAATTTATTAAATCTTGTTAGATTTAATGTTTTGTGTTATAGCGGCTGTATATGCAGCCATCATATCAGATTTGCCTCTAGTGAAATCACTAGGAGCGTTTGCCGCAACTGCGTCAACTTCATCTTTAGATGCTGTTTCAGCAATTTTGCTTTTAGGAAAATAAGATTCTTTAATAGTTTCTAATTTTTCCCTAAACTTATCAGCACCATCATACTCAACGTTCTCAGCCATTTTCTCGAATTTTTCTTTTTCTGTGTCAGCAAGATCAGTTGATACTTCATCAATTGCTTTTGCTTTTGCAGATTGGGAAACTTCTTTAGTTAGATCAACATTTTTTGCAATCTGTTCATTTAACTTGTCTTCAAGTTTTTTAGTCTGATTAGTTAAGTCATCTAGTACGTTATATTTTTCTTCTGGAACATCAATATAATGTTCTTTGAATAAGTCTTTAAGACCAGTAATGAAGTCTTCAGCAATCTCGGTTCTTATTCCTCTTTCAACTGCTAATTCATTTTCTTTCATCCATTCTTCAACAACATAGTTTAGGTACGAGTCAACTTTTTCGACCATAGCTTCTTTTACTGTTTCAGTTTCTTTTGAAAGTTTTTCTTCATATCTCGCCTCAAGGATTTTAGTTTGTTCTTGGATTCGTGTCTTAACAGCAGTTTCAAAAATTGTAGCAGCTTTATCTTTGAATTCCTCAGATAAATCAGCGTCGCTTGAAACTAATGCCTTAACGTCAGCAGTTAAATCTATTTCTAAATTGTCAGTAGTTTCTTCAGTTTTAACTTTAACTTCTTTTTCTACTTCTTCTTCTTTAACAGATGTGCCAGATTTATTATCTTTTGATAATGAACCATCTTTGGCATTTTTTAATGCTGGATCCGAAGTATTTTGTTTTGCTTTAGAAGCAGCGTCAGCAGGTTTGTCAGTTGGACTTACAACTGCTTTACCCATATCTACTGCGTCATTTTTAAGATTAGAAGCTTCAGAAGGCTTAGCGTCTTTAACTACAACGTTAACCTCTTCTAAATTTTCTACGTCTTTTTTTAAGTCTGACATTCGGTCTCTCCTTGATTATTAAAAAATTTAATTAAATTTTAGTTATTATTATTTATATGTTTTATCATCTTAAACTTTACGCCTTGTCTTAAGGTTGCGTAGGTTATTTAAGTTTAGATAAAAAGTCGTTAAAAATAGAGGCTTTTGTTTCTGCCAATTCGGCACGTTTCGTGTTCTCTATCTGTTGTTTGTATCTTTCAACTTCCATACTTTTCAGTACAC